AAAGAAGGAATCCAGTGGAAACAGGGCGATCTAGTTGCTGACTACTAGTGATTGAACTTTGCTGTATAATTCGTCAAGACTCCCGTCGTTAACGATAACAGAATCAAATTTACTACCTACCCATGCCCATTCACTGGCATGAATACCTAATTGCTTCATAGCGTTGAGAGCAGCAATATTCCCTTCATTGGCACAGACAGCGTGTTCAAACCAGTTAGGATGTTCGCCTCGCTGTACCCAGATAATCTTACCGCCTGAGTTGCGAATAGATGTTATTTCATTAGGGAAACGGCAATCACTAATGACCACATTATCTTTGGTATTTCTTAATTTGTTTTCAACCGCGGCAATCCATATATCATCGTGAAAAGTTTTACGGCATACTTCCGTACCCCAATATTGTAGTACCCAACGTGGCGTAAGAGTAGGCATGGACAAACGGTCTGCCCACCAAGGGTCAACCTGCTCTCGCCATTCGCGAGCTTCTTTTGTACGGCCTTCTAGTAGGGTACGATCCCAGCCAAAGACTGCGGCCACAGCGTCCTTTAGAGGTCCTGCAAAGCTTTCTCTACGAAATTCGTGAAAATTCACTAGGTAGTCTGCTACAGTATCCTTGCCGCTGCCAATCCAGCCGCAAATTCCAATAATCATAATTGATCCTTAAACTTTTATACAGTTTAAGATCAATCAAATCTATTGTCAACCTATGATAAATGTATAACCCTGGCCGCCAGGAACTAACTTCATCAAATCATCAGTTAGCTTTTCCATCTCAGCCTGTGCTTCAGTTTTCAGAGCAGCGCCATTAAGGCTGCTTCCTCCCTGTGGTCCTGCAATTTGAGCAAATTTTTCACGTGCCTGGCCTAGCATCATTTTACAGTTGGCTAGGCTGTAGTCCTTAATCCACTGTCCTGCATAGACATCGTTTATAATGGCAAAATCTGGTTTGACATTGTAACACCACAACATAACTTCTTCATCGCTGCGCGGACGCTGATGTATGGTCAGCTTGTGGGCCTGAGGATTCCAAGTAAAGTTGATAAAACTACCAAACATTTTACCAACTAATTCTTGATAACCTGCAAAAAGTTCATAGGTTAGTAGACCACCCATGTTTGTTGAGCTTAATAGATATGTGTTTGAGTAGGCAAGATTAAATGGTTCAAATACAGTACCGCCAGATCCGCTGCCAGTTCTACTACCTATACTACGGCGATAAATCTGTCTCACCTGCTGTATTTCTTTGGGCAGTATGTACTCATTTTGTTCGTTTTGAATTGTTAAAAATGCAAAACTTTCTTCATAGGCGTTGTCACTGCGCTGTCTAAAAACAGCTAGGGCACGATCTAACGCAGTTTGATAGTGAGCTGGATCTAGCTCAACATCAATCATACCATCACCTAGCATGGTTTTACAAAAGGTGTAGACTTCCTGTCTAGCTTGGTCAACTTGGCTCATAGCAGTATTTATCGTAGCGGTAAATATATAACTATGCCAAGACTGAGCCTTTATCGTCCGCAAAAGGGCAACGATTATAAATTTATAGACCGCAATATTTGGGAAATGTTCCAGGTTGGCGGTACAGATGTGTTGTTTCACAAGTATATAGGTCCTGATACAGCAGGATCGGAAGGTAGTCCTAGTCAACCCATATACAACAATGACGATCCTTTAAACATACAAGATTTGTTATTTTTAGAAAATCGCGATCGCAAGTACGATCCAGACGTGTATGTACTACGGGGTGTATATAATCTCAGCGACATAGATTTTAATCTCAGTCAGTTTGGCTTATTTTTACAGAACGACACAATTTTTATGACCTTTCATATCAATGATACCATTGAAAAATTAGGCCGTAAAATTATATCTGGTGATGTTATTGAACTTCCCCACCTCAAAGATCCTTATGCGCTTAACGATCTAAACTATGCACTGAAACGATTTTATGTAGTAGAAGAAGTTAATCGTGCAGCAGAAGGATTTTCTGTAACATGGTATCCTCATCTATATCGAGCAAAATGTAAACCACTGGTAGATAGCCAAGAGTTCAAACAGATTCTAGATGACATTGCCAACAAGGAAGCACTGGTAGGCACATGGAACAGTTCTGCATCCTATGAGATTGGTGATATTGTTATAGCACCTAACGGCAAGAAGTACGAAGTGATAGCAGACGTCACAGGCGTTGAGCCTCCAAATGCTACCTATTACAGACTAGCGGATAGCCTAAGAGAAGTAATGAGCACCTATGAAAAAGAAATGCAAATTACCAAGGCTGTATTGGATCAAGCTGAAGCTGACTCGCCAAAGAGCGGTTCAGATACCTCAGGACTTTATACACTCACAGTTGATGAAAACAATAATCCTGCCATAGTCAGCGTTGACACTACTGATGCAGACGCCAGTATTCAAACACAGGCCACAGACGAAGCCGGCAATCTATTGTTTGATGATAACGGCGATCCTATCTACGTTGGTATTACAGCCAGTACAGTTTACCACACAGCAGAAAAATCAGGCTATGATGGTTATCTAGTTGGTGACGGTATTCCACCTAACGGTGCTCCATATACCGCTGGTATAGCGTTTCCTATCAATCCTGTATTTGGACAGTTCTGTCTACGTAAGGACTTCAAACCAAACAGACTGTTTAGATATAACGGTAATCGTTGGGTCAAGGTAGAGGATAATGTGAGAACTACAATGAGTAAACTGGGTACCAGTGACACAGGGCCAGGCGATCGCTACGAAGGCAAGGCCGTACTGGATACGCAACTTGGTAGCTTTGTGAACAATACTAATCTTGCCAACATTAATGGCAATGTTGTCAAAGAAAAACAAAGCCTTACAAAGGCTCTAAAACCAGAGGCCGATGAATAATGGATTATTTTTATGACGGACAGATAAGACGATATGTGACACAGTTTATGCGTTGTTTTATCGGGTATAAGTATCAGACTGGCGGGGAAACTCCGGAGGAACGTCAGGTACCTGTAATGTACGGCGATCTAACTCGTCAGGCCGCTGCTATCATAAAAGAAAACAGCGAAAACAAATTACTCACAGTACCTAAAATTGCTTGTTATATCAGCGGTTTAGAAATGGACCAATCTCGTCAAGGCGACTTTAGTTTTGTTGGTAAGGTTCATCTAAGAGAAAAAGCATTTGACCTAAACGAAAGCGGCGATAAGGTCTACAAAAATTATCAAGGTGGCGGGTATACGGTCGAAAGACTCATGCCAGTCCCTTACAAGTTGCGACTTAAAGCAGACATATGGACCAGCAGCACTGATCAAAAACTACAACTGCTAGAACAAATTTTAATCATGTTCAATCCCAGTCTTGAAATACAAACCACAGACAACTATATAGATTGGACCAGCCTTAGTGTAGTGTTAATGACCAGCGTGAACTGGAGCAGTCGTACCGTACCTGTGGGCACAGAAAGCGAAATAGATATTACTACATTAGAATTTGAAACACCCATATACCTCACAGCACCAGCCAAAGTTAAAAAGTTAGGCATTATTAAAAATATCGTGATGAATATATTTGGTGAGTCTGGACAATTACGTAGTATAGATGATTTAATTTTTACCGAATCTTCCAGTACAGCAGACAATACTGCTGCATCTAGTGTATTGAGATTACAAAAAGGCGGATTCAAATTACTACTGATGAAAAATAGTGCCACAGGTATGTATGATTGTTCGGTACTAGATCCTACACAGGCCATAAATGAATTAGGTCTTGATCCCCCATCAAAGGCCTATCCAACTCGTATAGATTGGTTTAAGGTATTAGAAATGTACGGCGGCTACACAGAAACCAGTAAGATTTATTTCCTACAGCCTAATGGTTATGAGATAGTGGGTACATTTGCAGTAAACGAACTTGATCCAAGTTATCTGGTCGTAGATCTAGATGTTGATACTGTGCCAACTAACACAGTTTCTGCAATTACTGCCATAGTAGACCCTTACAAGTTTAATCCAAAGAAAAAATTTGGGTCTATAGCTAATATACCAGCAGGCACACGTTATCTCATGTTGGAAGATGTTAACCCAAGTCCTAACAGAGGTCAGTTTTTAGAGGCAAATAAATGGAGCACAGATAATTCGTCGTTGAATGCCTACGACGGAGCTGACGGTTGGAAAGATCTAGCGGGTAATGATCTGTATCTACGAGCGAATACCATTATTGAATGGTCCGGATCAACTTGGGAAACAAAATTTGACCCAGATACTATCGAAACAACTGAATATGTAAGTAATCTAACCACTGGCATTCAATATAAATGGGACGGTACACAATGGCTACGTTCATTTGAAGGTGAATATTCAGAAGGTTATTGGCGCTTTGATTTAGACGCATAAGTAAAGGCATGCAGCAGCGTGCCGGTTTACTATTTTTATCTAAATCTACAGGTAGAATTTTATTGATCCATCAAGATCAAAAGTGGGCTATCCCCACTTTTATTAGATCAAAATCTTTATTAGAAGATGCAGAAGAATTACTAGGAAAATTTTCTCAAGGCAAAATTTTACCTGTTGAATTATACACAAGTATAGACCAAGGTTTTGAATATGGTACCTATGTTTGTTTAGTTGATAAAGAATTTCTAACCCAAGCTTCGCGTACTATAGCATGGTGCGATTTTTATGAGCTGCCCAAAAATCTACACAACGGGTTAAAACAAACTTTAAATAATCATGTAGTAAAAGCCAAACTATCAACAATTTTAGAATTGGCAAATTCCTTTTGAGGATAACAATGCTTAACCAAATAAGAAAATCACAAAATTTTAAAAACGATTTAGAAAGATACCAAACAATTCTTAATCAGTTACCGGAAGGTGCGGACAAACAAGAATTCAGCAAACTTGTATCAAATTTGATTCAAGAAGTTAAAAAATTAGATGAAGTTCATGTTGAATTAATTTTCAATAAGCAGATGCCGTCAGTGGGCACTGAACGCCGAGAAAGTATTGTTTCGCTACGTCGGCAGTTAGAAACAAAAATTAAAGAATTTAGGCTATATTGAAACATAATAAATAAACTGCTTACATTTACGGAGTAAAAATGACCCAAGTTATACCATTAAGAGACAGAGTAGTAGTAAAAAAAATTGAGGATGAACTTAAAACCAAATCTGGTTTAACTCTTCCAGACGATGTTAAAGAACGACCAACCAAAGGTGTTGTTTTAGAAGTTGGCGAAGGTGCTGTAAATGACAATGGTACTCTTATTCCATTGGTTACTAAGAAAGGCGATACTGTTCTTTATCCAAAATATGCAGGACATCCTATTAAAGTTAATAATGAAGAATATCTTATTTTAGAAGAAAAAGAAATTTTAGCGAAATTAGTGGAGGCTGAATAATGATTAATCCAAGAATAGTTACTTTTGGTCAAGACAGTAGATCAAAATTGGTTGAGGGTGTTAACATTCTAGCCGATGCCGTTAAAGTTACATTAGGACCAAAGGGTAAAAATGTAATTTTACAAAGAGAATTTGGTGCGCCACAGGTTACTAAAGACGGCGTAACAGTCGCTCGAGAAATATTTTTAGAAGATAAACTTCAGGATACTGGAGTTAGAATGGTCAAGCAGGTAGCTAATCAAACATCAGATGACATTGGTGATGGTACAACTACTGCTACAGTTTTGGCTCAAGCTATGATAAGAGAAGGCATGAAGTATGTAATTACAGGAATGAGTCCAATGGATCTCAAAAGAGGAATGGACCTTGCTGTAACCGAAGCTGTAAAAGAGTTAGAAAAAATTTCAAAGCCCTGTGATTCAAATGAAACTATCAAGCAGGTAGCCACTGTATCTGCCAACGGCGATGATGAAATTGGTGGATTGATTGCTGAAGCAATTGCTAAAGTTGGTAAACGTGGTCATATAGCTGTAGAACACGGAAAAACTTTAGAAAATGAACTTGAGATCGTGAACGGTGTTAAGTACGATCATGGATACCTTTCGCCATACTTTGCCAATTCAGACAAACAAAGATGTGTATTAGAAAACCCTTACATTCTTATCTGCGATCGTCCTATCCTTAATGTAACAGACATTGTTCCAATTTTAGAAAAAGTTGCTCAAACTGGTCGCGCATTTTTAGTAATGTGCGAAACTATCGAAAATGATGCTCTTGCTACATTAGTAATCAACACAGTTCAGGGAAATATTAAGGCATGTGCTGTATGGGGACCTGAATATAAAGGCAAACGCAGAAGTAGATTAATGGAAGACATAGCCATTATTACCGGAGGCAATGTTCTTGCTGATCATAACGGCAGACAAGTTAAAAATGCTGAAATTTCAGACTTAGGTCAATGTACCAAAGTTGAAATCACAAAAACCCATACAACTATAATTGGTGGAAAGGGCAATCCAGAAAAAATTAAACAACGCTTAGAAGACGTAGAAATACTTCTAAAAGATAATAGTGATAGCGGGTTTTCTTGGGAACAGGTAAAAGAACGTATATCAACATTGTCCGGCGGAGTTGGCCTTATTAAGGTTGGTGCAGCGACACGGGTCGAAAGCATGGAAAAACGAGATCGTATTGATGATTCGTTACACGCTACCAAAGCAGCTATTGAAGAAGGCATTGTGCCCGGCGGTGGTGTTGCATACATTAGAATCAAAGCAGCTCTACAAAATCTAAAAGGTAAGAACGAAGATCAAAATGCAGGCGTGCAAATTATTCTGCGTTCATTAGAAGAACCGTTGCGCCAAATTACTATCAATGCTGGAGATAGACCGGATGTTGTAGTGGACACAGTAGCCAAAGCAAGTGAAAATTATGGTTATGATGCTGCCGCAGGCACGTACGGTGACATGCTGGTTACAGGAATTATTGATCCAACTAAAGTTGTTAAATCTGCATTGCTAAATGCTGCAAGTATCGCAGGCTTGCTATTAACTACAGATGTATCAATACACGAAAAAGTGATCCACGAAAATAATGGTAGACCTAGTGCTCCTGCAGGCCATCCATTACCTCCTGAGACTATTGGCTACGAGCCAGATCAGTATCAGGGTTGAGTAGGCCAGTCAACGTCGTAAGGAAAACCAATTTGGGATGGAAGGTCGCGTAGCTTTTGTCTATAAACCTTCCATTCTTCCTTTTTAGAAGTAGGCAACATACAATCAGTTGTCTGCGTCCAATCTGATTTTAAAAGCAACGAGTCTCTCTTTGTACGAACATCTTCCGTAACTTCAGCTTGGGTTGGGGGTATAGTTCTGTATAATGAGGGTGGAAAGCCTACTTCTCCAAATTCTCCGGAGTTTAAACGCTGATACATTTCCTTACTAAATGGATCGGTAGAAATTTCACTTGCCCAAAAGGGCACTTCAAATCTAACTTCTTTAAATTTAATATGGCACAATATTTCGTTTAATGCTGTTCCACGTTGGATTTTATCCACACTTTCAATTGTAAATGTTTTAGCCATTTTATCTCCGGAATTACTGAACTATTGATAGTATTTATGCAAGTTAGTTAATTATTTCTTCTATCGTTGTGTTTGTATCCAAGTCCTTTACGTTCATCAAATGCATATTTAGGATAAAACGGCCCGTTTTTATCTATATAATGGAAAAATGCTTGGACTTGGTAGCTACCTTTTCCCGCAATAAATTGATCTCTCCAATGTTCAATATCGCACCCCCTGTAAATAATGCCATCTCCCGGACTCTGAGCTATCATTGACCCGGCATTATTAGAGCTAGCAAAACCACCATCTTGTGCTAATGGAGTTTTGTAAGATTCTTTATCTACGTACATTCCCCAACTATAATCGGTTGCCGTATCAAGATATAAGTTTCCTAAACAAACAGTAACACTAACTTCGCAACTTGGTCTATCTTTATGTCTATATAATTCTTGTCCTGGTCTATAAACTCTGTAATATGTGTATGTTGGACATAACTCTAATCCTGTTAATTTTTGCATCTTTGGATGTAGAAAAAACATGAGTGTTTCCATAAGGGTATCACTGTATTTTGAATGAGCTCCTCTTACTTGGGCATCTTCATCGTCTTCTGGACTATAATCTACCTCTTCTTGTATTAATGCATACTTTGTTGCAATTTTACATATGTCCTGAGGTATTAGTGATTTAACTTCTAAATATCTATCTTGTTGGAATTGATTAATCATTTGAAAGGTTTTCCTAAACACCATGCTACTAGGCTGTAACGTGTGCCAGCAGTTACTGGTTTGACTTGATGGTATACAAAGGACGGAAAAACTATTAGGGACCCTTGAGGGCGTATTTCTTTACATGTATGATATCTTTTTATATCTGCATGGGGTCCAAAATCAAATCTTAAATCTCCCCCTTTATAGGCAGCAGAATCTAATAAGTTAAGAGTCACACTTAGCTTTCTTGTCTTACCGGCCATGTCTGGATTGTCTGTGTAGGTTCCGTCTGGCGGAACTGGTTTCCCCCATACATCATAAACAATGTTTCCTTCTTTATCTTTAAGTGGTTCTACCTTATCTTTGTCCCATAATTGATATGGATCCGGTGTAGAATCTGCGTGCCAGCCGTAGAATTGATTCAAACCATATTTGGTAAATTGCATAGACTCGATGAAATCCCAATCCCAGTTCCATCCAGCTGCCCTATTAGCTTCTTTTACAAACGGTTGTATTAGATCAAATATCCATTTATCGTTTAACCAGGATACTTGAGAATCTCTTACATAAACTTTAGACGCATCAATTTTCTTCCTTTTCATCTGTTGTATAGTCATAGATTCTGCTGATACCTGCATATCGCCTGTTATCTTTGAATCTTTATGTCTATGATCGCCTGTAGTTCCGTAGGTTGCTTCAACGCCAAAAGAATCTTTCAAGGCGTACATTTCTTCAAGCCCACGTTCTATAATTTTTTCACAGACTTCTGGCGGTATAACAGATTTAAACCACCAGTAGGAATACTTTAAATTCATCTAAACAAAGCTCCGTGGATATTTCCAAAAATAAACCTAGCACTTCCTTTGGTTACCTTAGTAATTTTCCAAGGTAAAAAACTAGGAAAAATAATAATATTTCCCTGTTCTTGCAATCCGTCTTCTAATTCAGTATTTAAAAATTCAACTTTGCCGCCTGTTCTATCAACAAGTTTATCTAAACAAACTATGAATGACAGCTTTCTTGTTACAGCTAACGGATTTAAATCTACGTGAAAATCGTAATGATCGCCAACGTCATACTTAAAGACCTGTGGGTAATCCTGATCAATTATTCCAAGTAACTTAAAATCGTAAATTTCTTCATTAGCTTTCTTTGTAATAGCTGTAATTTCTGTAAAAGGGAATGCATTGACATCGCCTTTCAACTTTTGTCGTTTTGATTTATGCAGATTACTATCACCTACTATTCTACAAGGCATGTACAGTTCTTCAATACAACTATCGATAATTTTATTACATTCTTCGCCTGTAAAAATAGTTGCAGAACTAATGTTTAAAATTTCTCCGCTAGCTATAGTAGTGGTTGAATTTACATTGCTATCTGTCGTAAACGATGTAGATTCTTCAAAAATATCCTCAGATGTACTGGGCATAAAAATACTCCTTTATATACACACTTTACTTATCTATGTTTTTGGCTTAAAAACGGATTTTTGATAAAAATCCGTTAGAGACTTACTATTTCTAGTCCCTTCAATATATATTTTTTTTTGATTTTCTAACTTAGCGGTAAGATCAGCGAAATGATCTTTCAAATTTATATTTGATCCTAATTGCTTTTTAAAGTTACTGTATTGATTGGGTTCCAATTCATTCCAGCTGCCAAACATCTTACCCCGTAGTCATCTGGAAGTTCAAACTTATATCTTTTTTGATATATGCTTTGGTGCCACAAATTTTGGCTTTGCAAATTTGATAATTTATCTCTTTTGTCAATTAAGTGTTCACTCGTAACATATTGCCAGTAGTCACTATCTGTTCTGTGCGACAATGCATAATGCATAGATACAAATTGAGACCAGTATTCAAATTGATCACGACAAGTTTTGTTGTATTCATCAATATCCCATTGACTTACTGACCCACGTTCTAAAGTTTTACATAATTCAATAGCCCAGTCGTGTACCGTGACGAGTCCTGTGCTTTCTAATGGTTCTATAAATGCCGCGCTTAATCCTATGGCAACTACATTTTTATTCCAATATTTTTCGTGTGTTCCAACACGCATTTTAATATCTTTAAGTTCTATATTTTCTGCATTGTGGTTTTTTCTTAGATAATTTAAAAATTTCGTTTTAGCGGCCAACGGATCTAGAAACTTATCAGAATAAACTAAACCAGTCCCTATTCTAGACCATAAAGGTATATTCCAAATCCATCCGTAATCTATAGCTGTACATTCTGTATGTAAAGTTAATTGTTTTTCTTTATTTGTATAAGGGATACGTGCGGCCCAAGCTCTATTATTAGGAAGAATATCTTCGTAACTGTGGAAGGGAGTTTTTAAATATTTGTCTATAAGTAATGCTTGAAATCCGGTACAATCAATATAAAGGTCAGCGGTCATGTCTTCGTTATTATCAAGTAATAATCTTTCTATTCCGTTCTCAGACATGCTGCAATTAACTATAGTTCCTGTCTTATGTGTAACATTTTTAGGTAGGCAATAGTTTTTTCTAAGCCACTCTCCAAATTTTGCAGCATCAAAATGAAATGCTGAATGTTCTAACTGCCAAGGAGATAGTTTTTTCTCAATTGAGTTTAATATTCTATTTTCTTTAACCAGTTGCATTTGAGGGTAGAGGGTCTCTGCAAAGTCTTCAGAACTTGTATTGGGATACAAGGCTTTTTTAATAAACCAATCTTTATAATCCGCTGCGGGATGACCGAATGGGTAGTACCAACTACCTGAATTACTTTCATAAAAATCTGTAAATTTAATTGCTAATTTATACACAGCATCGCAGTGGGGCATAAATTGATGATCTTCAATACCAACAACATTTAGCCAACCTCTAATTCCACCAACTGTGCTTTCGCCAACTCCAACTGTTGGAATATTTTTTGATTCTAATACTGTAATTTTTTTATTTGGGAATTGAGAAATTAAAGTTGCAGCTACCATCCAACCAGCACTACCACCACCAACTATAACTATGTCATTGATATTTTTACATTTCATAATTCTAATCTATCACAACCGTCTTTTCCTATTGGGCCTTCCACAAAAACATTAAATGCTAATGTATATCTATCTTGCTTAGATAAATTTTTTGTAACGCTGTGTGAAACATGGCTTGGAAAAATTACACATTTCCCCCTACCAGGTTTAATATCAAAAGTATTTGAATTTATAATGTGTTTCTCAGCGTTGGCGTCTAAGTCTAATTCTATTGTAGTTGTCCATAAAGTCGGTATCATTGGATTTTTATGAAATCTCAAATTACCACTGTCCTCCGGTGTTATTACAAAGATTACTCCACTTAGAATACTATTACTGTGATGATGTACGTGGGCTAAATCGCCGGGTGAATGTCTATTGGCCCAACTATTTAATATTTTAAAATTTATATTCTTATTTACTCCCATAGCTTCGTGCATAAACTCTGATACAGATTTAATAATTGTAATTCGTAATGCAGCTAAACGAGGATCATCTAATAAATTTTTATTTTTTGTCATGTACCCATTATCAGCTTCAACTCTTTCATACTCAGCAGACATAACAGCATCATTTACTTCATAAGACAAATTTATGATGCTGTTATAAATTGGAGTTGAAAATAAAGGAGTAATTTTTTTTTCTAAATTTTGATTCATGTTTATCCTATGTAAAGTAATTAAATCCAAAGTCTTTATCAATCATTTTCCATACATCATAAGA